CTCCGCGTCATACGAAGAGTGAATTTGCCTCCTACCTTTTGCCCGCATGGTTTTTGGGGCTAAACCCGGATGGTAAGGTTATTCAGACCGCACATACCGCAGAACTCTCAGTGGGTTTCGGCAGGAAGGTGCGTAACTTGGTCGGCTCCGAGGATTACCGGAAAGTATTCAAGGATGTGAAGCTGCAAGCGGATTCAAAAGCGGCAGGTCGCTGGAACACCAACAGGGGTGGCGAGTATTTCGCTATCGGTGTTGGCGGTGCGGTTACTGGTAAAGGTGCGGATTTATTGATTATTGACGATCCCCATTCGGAGCAGGAAGGTGCCAGTGCCGATCCGAAGGTATTTGACAAGGTATTTGAATGGTACACCTCAGGTCCACGCCAGAGATTGCAGCCCGGTGGCTCGATTGTGGTGGTGATGACCCGATGGCACCAAAATGATTTAACAGGTCAGTTGATCAAGACCAGTGTCCAGAGGGGCGGTGAGGAATGGGAACTGATTGAACTGCCAGCGATTTTGCCTTCAGGCAAGCCTTTATGGCCCGGCTTCTGGAAACAGGAAGAACTGGAATCGCTGAAAAAAGAATTGCCGATCTCGAAATGGTCAGCCCAGTACCAGCAAGACCCGACTGCCGAAGAAGGTGCGTTGGTGAAACGGGAATGGTGGAAAGTGTGGGAAGAGAAAACCCCACCGCAATGCGAGTTTATTATCCAGTCATGGGATACTGCGTTCCTGAAAACCCAGAGGGCGGATTATTCCGCCTGTACCACATGGGGAATTTTCTACATGAACGACGAAGAGGGGATGAAAGCCCCGAATTTGATTCTTCTGGATGCATTCAAGGAACGGCTGGAGTTTCCAGAACTGAAAAAAGTAGCCTACAAAATGTGGCAGAAGTATGAACCTGATGCCTTTGTAGTCGAAGCCAAAGCCGCAGGGACCCCACTTATCTTTGAACTGCGGCAGATGGGGATTCCAGTCTCCGAATTCAGCCCATCAAGGGGCAATGACAAGATTGCAAGGGTGAACGCGGTAGCAGATTTGTTTGCCACTGGCGTGGTCTGGGCACCAGACACCCGATGGGCAGAGGAAGTGATCGAGGAATTTGCTGCGTTCCCGAATGCGGAACACGATGACTTGGTGGATTCCAGTACCCAAGCCCTGTTACGATTTCGTCAGGGTGGCTTCGTCAGCCTTTACACTGACGAGGAAGATGAACCCTTTTACCCAAGCAAAGCGGAGTATTACTAACTTATGGAAAAGAAAAAAGTCATCATGTATTCAGATGAGAGAGGCTATACGCTAATCGAAGAAAAAAAACCAACAGCTAAATTAAAAGAATTGGACATGGATGACCTGAAACAATGGAAAAAGGATGAAATGAAATTTAGCAATGGCAATTGAACGAATAACTCCAGCAACCCCGATAGAGGGTGAACTTGAAGCTGGTATACAGGTAGACATCGATCCTGTGAATGCTTCGGCAATGGAAACCGAGGATGGCGGGATGCTGATTGACTTTGACCCCAATGCCTTTGAGCAGAGCGGTGATTTCTTTGCCAACCTTGCCGATGAGATGAGCGAGGACGTATTGAAGACACTTTCCACTGAGCTTATCGCGCAATACCAAGGGGATCGGGATTCCCGCAAGGATTGGGAAAATACCTACATGAAGGGTCTTGACCAGCTTGGACTAAAGATAGAAGACCGAACCCTGCCATGGCCCGGTGCCTGCGGGGTGTTTCACCCGATGCTGACCGAAGCGGTGGTGCGTTTCCAGAGCCAAGCGATTACCGAGATATTTCCTGCGGCTGGACCAGTCAACACCAAGGTGCTTGGACTGGATACCAAGGAGAAGGAACAGCAGGCAAAGCGGGTACAGAATTACATGAATTACCTGTTGATCGACAAGATGACAGAATACAGGACAGAGACTGAAAAGCTCTTGTTCTCATTGCCTTTGGCGGGATCGGCTTTCAGGAAAGTCTATTACGACCAAAACATGGGACGGCCCTGTGCGATTTTCGTTCCCGCAGAAGATTTTATTGTGTCTTATGGGGCAACCGACTTGCAGATGGCGGATCGGGCGACCCATGTGATGAAGAAAACCTCCAACGATGTGCGTAAATTGCAGGTGTCTGGGTTTTATCGGGATATTGATCTTCCTGATGCTACCCCTGATCCTGACGGCATCAAAAAGAAATACGATGAGATGACAGGAGACAGGTCCTCGTATGACTTTGATAATCGCTATACGTTGCTGGAAATGATGGTCAACATAGACCTTGAAGGATTTGAAGATACCGATGCGACAGGAAAACAGACGGGTATCGCATTGCCTTATGTGGTAACTATTGAAAGCTCCAGTACTATTGTTCTATCGATTCGCAGGAACTGGTACGAAGAGGATGAAAACAGAATGATGCGCCAGCATTTTGCCCATTACCAATATTTGCCCGGTGTTGGATTTTATGGCTTTGGGCTGGTGCATTTGATCGGTGGATTGGCAAAATCAGCCACCTCTTTGCTCAGGCAACTGGTGGATGCAGGCACTTTGTCAAATCTTCCCGGTGGTCTGAAATCAAGGGGATTAAGGATCAAGGGCGATGACACCCCGATCATGCCGGGTGAGTTTCGGGATGTGGATGTTCCCGGTGGGGCGATCAGGGATAATATTGCGTTCCTGCCATACAAGGAACCATCAACAGTCCTGTACCAGTTATTGAGCAACATTGTCGAGGAAGGCAGGCGTTTTACCAGTGCTTCCGATCTCAATGTAGCCGACATGAAACAGGAAGCACCAGTGGGTACGACACTGGCAATTCTGGAACGCACGATGAAAGTAATGAGTGCGATCCAAGCGAGGCTTCATGCCTCGATGCGACAGGAATTCAACATTTTGGTGAAGGTGATCAAGGACTTTACCTCACCTGAATACCCCTATGAGGTTGAACCGGAAGCAGGAATCAAGATAGAAGACTTTGATGACCGCATTGATGTGATGCCTGTTTCTGATCCGAATTCAGCGACAATGGCACAACGGATCATGCAATATCAGGCTGCATTGCAATTGGCATCGCAGTCGCCAGAAATGTATAACCTGCCAGAATTGCACAGGCAAATGTTGCATACCTTGGGCATCCGTGATGCCGACAAGATTATTCCGCCTGACGATGAGAGAGTACCAACCGATCCTGTCACTGAGAATATGGATATGATGAATGGCAGACCAGTGAAAGCATTTGAGTATCAGGATCAGGAAGCGCACATTACTATACACATGGCTGCTATGCAAGACCCTGAGATCGCGCAAATGGGTGAAAACAATCCAGAGGGGATGAAAAAGTTGCAGGCAGCAGTCGAAGCCCATATCCGTGAGCATCTGGCGTTCAAGTATAGAGCCGAAATTGAAATGGAATTGGGTACAGAATTGCCACCATTGGGTACACCATTGCCAGAAACGATTGAAAAACGCCTCTCCACATTGGTTGCAGAGGCAGCCGAAAGATTGTTGCAGAAACACCAGATGGAAGCGCAGCAACAGAAGGTTCAGGAACAACTGGAAGACCCATTGGTTCAAGCCAAGAAGCGTGAACTGGACATTAAGGAAGCCGAAGTGCAACGCAAAACACAGGCCGACCAGATGAAGGCTCAGGTTGATATGCAGAAATCCCAAGCCAAGGATGCTATTGAGATTGAGAGGATTCAATCGCAAGAAACAATAGCCGAGTCTGGTTTGGAACAACGATTGATCAGCGACATAATTGATGCGAAAACAAAAGGAGACAAGATAACCAGTGAAGAGGCAACCAAGGCAGCGGAGATTGCTGCTAAACTTGCATCTGATATAACATCTGGTAATAATAATGGATAGAAGTGATTTTATTGGCGATACGCTGATCGAGAAATTCAAGTCGAGATTACGAGGCTTGATGAACGACAGGGCTGATAATATTGCTACTGGAAGCTGCACCGACTTTGATGAATACAAACATCAAACAGGTGTAATCGAGGGGTTAGCCCTCGCAGAGCGTGAGTTTCTCGACATTGTGGAGGAACTAGAACGGCTCTAATTCGGTGTTTTTTGTTTATGCTCCAGAAATAGACGAGGAATGCTGAATTTAAAGGGGAACGTGGAAACCCCTTTCTTTTTCCGCGCAAAGAGAGGAACAATGGAAACCGCTCTTAATATTGAAGACAATATTGAACAAGAACAGGCAACCCAGTTGCCGAAGCCAACAGGCTATCGAATCCTGATTGCAATCCCTGACAAGGAAGAAAAGACTGAAGGTGGTATTCTCAAGGCGCGGGAAACCCTGCAATATGAAGAAGTATCCACTGTAGTCGGTTTTGTCCTTGGGATGGGACCTGATTGCTACAAGGATGAAACAAGATTTCCAACCGGACCTTGGTGTCAGGTTGGCGATTTTGTTATGTTTCGTGCTTATAGCGGAACGCGCATCAGGATTCATGGCAAGGAGTTTCGTGTTATCAATGACGACAATGTTGAGGCGGTAGTCGATGATCCACGGGGAGTAGAGAAGATATGAGCGAAACAAGTGCTGAAGAAAGATTCTTGGGAATCAAGTCACAAATTGTCGAAAGACCTAATGAAGAGATTGAAGTCCAAGCTGAACAAGGTGAATTGGATATTGAAGTTATCGATGACACCCCTGCTGTAGACAAGCGGGTAAAGAATCAAAAAGACAAAATTGATTACGCGGCTGTTGATAAGGAAATAGCCGGTGTAGGCAAACTGGCAAAACAACGAATTAAAAAACTGAAGTACGACTTTCATCAGGAACGAAGAAAGAAGGAACAGTCTGCCCAGCTTCGTGATGAGGCGATCAATTATGCCAAAAGGATTAAGGGTGAAAATGACCGCCTGAACGCATTGATTGTTGATGGACAGCAATATTTGGGACATCAAGCCGAAGAAAGGGCTGCGTTTGCCAAACAATCTGCCCAGCAAACATACAAAAGTGCTTACGAGCAAGGCAACACAGACGAAATGGTTGCTGCGCAAGATGCTATGACAAGGGCGACAATTGATGCTGCTAGTGCAGAGAAATTTAGCGATGCAGCAGCTCAAGACATACAAAATTACAATGCTATGGTGGCGGAGCAACAGTATGCCAATCAATATACGCCACAACTACAACAACGACCACAGGTGCCACCGCCAGATGATCAGGCGGTTGCTTGGCAAGCCAAGAACCAGTGGTTTGGAACAGAACCTGAAATGACCAGTTTTGCCTATGGTGTCCATGAGAAACTGGTTAGACAAGAGGACGTTGATCCAAGATCGGAAGATTATTATGAAAGGATCGACACACGCATGAAGGAAGTATTTCCTGATTACTTTGGGATGGAAAAGGGACGGCCCCCTACTACGACATCCCGGAGTTCCGTGGTAGCACCAGCTACACGCAACAACAGTGCAAGACCACGCAAAGTGCAGTTAACGGCTACTCAAGTTTCTCTCGCAAAGCGACTTGGGTTGACACCACAGCAATATGCTAATCAACTAATAAAGGATATGAGCAATGTCTGAAGAGCGCACTCCCAGAAGGGAGCAAAACCGTGAAACCACAGAGCGGAAAAAATCGTGGTCTCCACCAAATATTCTTCCTGACCCTGAACCTGAGGATGGTTGGGTGTTTCGATGGATTCGTACCAGTATGGTAGGTTTCCCCGATAACACCAATGTATCCAGCAGGTTTCGAGAGGGGTGGGAACCCGTCAAGGCTGAGGATCATCCTGAACTGAAGATTCTTTCGGATCAGGACTCACGCTGGGCAGAGGAAGGATCAATTGAAGTTGGAGGGTTGTTATTGTGTAAATGCCCAGAGGAAGTTGTGAAACAGCGTAAGGATTATTATCAAGACGTTGCTACACAACAGATGCAGGGCATAGACAATAATTACCTAAGAGAGAATGACCCAAGAATGCCGATGCTGGAGCCAGAACGGCAGTCAAGGGTTACTTTCGGGAGTAATCGCAAGAAATAATTCTTGTGGTTATAATTTTAATTTGTGACTAAGGAGCACAGTTATGCCTAGTAGTGCAACGCCTTATGGCGCTATGCCACAGGCTGGTCTGAGTTCAAATGGTTCTTTCACAGGAAAAGTTCGTCATATTAAAATTGCAAGTGCTTACGACACTGCTATTTTTTATGGTGACTTCGTTAAATTAGTGGCTGCTGGTACAGTAGAAAAAGATGCTGGTACCGCTACTCTAACCCCTGTAGGTATTTTTGTCGGATGTAAATACACCGACCCAAATTCCAAAAATTTGACCTTCAACCAGCAGTGGATTGCCGATACAACGGCTTCAGATGCTGTGGCTTATGTTATGGATGACCCCAATATTCTTTTCCAAATGCAATGTGATGGCACTGCCGCACAGACCGTTTTGGGAAGTAATTGCGCGGTTACCCAAACAGCAGGCTCTACTTCTATTGGTACCAGCAAGAATACTGTAGATATATCTACTACAGCTACAACCAACACGCTACCACTTCGTATCATCGATTTTATCGATGGTCCGAACTCGGCTGTTGGGGATAGCTATACAGATGTTATCGTCAAGTTTAATGTTGGGCACCTTTACG